CTTAGACTTAAAAAAATCTCGCTCATCTTGCGTATTCAAAGTTATATCAACTCCGCCATCATAAGGTGCGATAATCCGGTTTTGATTGATGTCTATAATCATTATACGGTGATTCAAGGGGTGAAGCACAAAATGATAGATGTGATTAAACGCATTATTAGAGCTTTATGCCCTAAATGTCCAAAGTGCAACGGGGTTATGGTAAATGATGGTGTACACATTACAGATTCATACGTGTTCATTGAGATATATACTTGCGAGAATTGCGGCGAACGATGGGTTTAAGGTGATTCCATGAAATATTATCTTCCCAATATTGTCGGAAAACACTATAGAGAGTTTTGGCACTTCCGAGGGCGTTATCGAGTTGTAAAGGGTAGCCGTGCAAGTAAGAAGTCAAAAACGGCGGCACTATGGTTCATCTACAACCTTATGAAGAACCCTGATGCGAACCTTCTTGTTATCCGTAAGGTTTTCAGAACTCTCAAAGATTCCTGCTTCACTGAATTAAAATGGGCGATAAATAAGCTCGGTGTTTCGCAGTATTGGAAGATTACCGAATCCCCGCTTGAAATGATGTACATCCCCACTGGACAGAAGATTTACTTCAGGGGTTTAGACGACCCGTTGAAGATTACGTCCATCACAGTTGAAACCGGCTATCTTTGCTGGGGTTGGATTGAAGAAGCCTATGAGATAATGAAAGAAGCTGATTACGACATACTGGATGAATCCTTGCGCGGTGATTTGCCGGAAGGTTTGTTCTATCAGTGGACTTTGACATTTAATCCGTGGAATCAATACCACTGGTTGAAGAAGCGATTTTTTGATGTCAAAAATCCGAAAGTGCTTGCGTTAACAACTAATTACTTGATGAATGAGTTTTTAGACCGAGATAGTGTTGACGTATACGAAGAAATGAAAATCCGTAATCCTCGCCGTTATAATGTAGCTGGGCTGGGTAATTGGGGTATTGTCGAGGGTGTCATATTTGAAAATTGGAAAGAAGAAACATTTGACCTTGATGTAATTCGGACTATGGCAAGTACAAAATCGGTATTCGGGTTGGACTTTGGATATACCAACGACCCTTCAGCCCTATTTTGCGGCATGATTGACCCCAAAGAGAAACGGCTATGGGTATTTGATGAAATGTACGAGTACGGCATGAGCAACGAACGCATATTCGAGAAAGTAAGTGAAATGGGTTACGTTAAAGAACGTATTATTGCCGATTCGCAAGAAGTGAAAAGCATTGACCGTTTAGAATTGCTTGGGATGGTCAATATTCGCAAAGCCCGTAAGGGTACTATAAAAAGCGGTATTGATTATCTACAAGATTATGAAATTATCGTACATCCGCGCTGCGTAAATTTCTTAACTGAAATTAGCAATTATACTTGGGATGAGGACAAGAGCGGACGCAAGGTAAATAAGCCGATTGATGATTTCAACCACTTAATGGATGCTATGAGATACGCCGTAGAACCGCATTCAAAAGCAAGTAGTTTCAGCTTTGATTAGAGGTGTTTTTAATGACGATTACATTTACACTAGGAACATGGCACTTTGTAATTGCTGGAATCTTACTGTACATCCTTTTTATTTTTATTTTTGGCGGAAGCTGTAATTGGCGGTTGCAAAAAGCCTATTACTACATGGCGAAGCCTATTATTTGGGTTTCTATACCGTTTATTGCAGTATTTTATTTCTTCCGTCATATGCTTGTCGCTTACCCTGTTGAAAGATTTGAAGATTTGAGAAGAAGAAATCCTACGAGAAATACGAATAGGATTCAACTTTTACCCTTCCTTTGGCTTTGGATTGATAGTGACGCTTCGTGGTGGGGTAAAAAAGTGTTTCTTGTGCGCACTAAAAACTAAAACGTTGATGTAAGTTAGTTACGTGTTAGTAACAAAAGTGCCGCAAATATGCGATTTTATTATGCTTTGAAATCATTACAGCATGAAAAGGGGTGAAACCTTGAGAAGATTTAATTTCCATACCGATGATAGTAACTTACCACGGCAAGGCGCAGACCCCCGAAATGATAATGAATTCATAGAATCCGAAATCAAACGATTCTTAGCTTCAGAGCGGCGGCGCGATATGTTACTTGGCGAACGCTACTATGAAGGCGAACATGATATTCTACACCGTAAGCGTCAAGCGATAGGTGAAGGTGGTGAACTCGAAGAAGTCAAGAACTTGCCGAATAACCGCATTGTTGACAATCAATATAAAAAGATGGTTGACCAAAAAGTCAATTACTTCTTAGGGCAACCGTTCGCAATCCAAACCGGCAATGACGAGTACGGCGAAATCCTTAAAACTATATTCAATCGTAAATTTTTACGGTTACTGAAAAATGTGGGTGAAAACTCGCTCAATTGCGGTTTAGGTTGGAAATTCATATATTATGATGATAACGGGGAATTTACGTTCCGGCGATTCAAGCCCTATGAGGTTATAGCTGGTTGGGCGGATGATGAACGCACTCGGCTTGATTACGCTATTCGGATTTATGAAGTTATCGACAACAGCACACGAGACGAAAAGGTAATTCGAAAGGTCGAAGTGTATCATTCCGAGGGTATCAGCCGTTTTGTGTTTGAAGATTCGAGAATAAAGCCGGATACCGAGTACCCGCCGATTGAACCGTATTTCACAATCGAGAACGATGGGTACAATTGGCATAGAATACCGCTGATACCTTTTAAGTATAACACCAAAGAAATTCCGTTGGTTCTTAATGTAAAAAGCCTTCAAGACGGACTTAACACCATACTTTCAAATTTCCAAAACAATATGGAAGAAGATAGCCGTAACACAATTTTAGTTATCGTAAACTATGACGGTGAAAATTTGGGGGAGTTTCGGAAAAACCTTTCGACTTACGGCGCAGTTAAAGTCCGAAATGAAGAAGGTCGAAGTGGCGGCGGTGTCAATGCTCTGCAAGTAGAAGTAAATGCAGAGAACTACAAAGCTATCCTTGAAATTTTCAAGAAAGCAATAATTGAAAACGCTATGGGCTTCGATGCCAAAGACGACCGCATGGGTAGCAACGCTAATCAAATGAACATCAAATCCATGTATAGCGACATCGACCTCGATACTAACAAGATGGAAACGGAGTATCAGGCATCCTTCGAGGATTTGTTATACTTTGTTAATCTGCATTTGGCGAACGCTGGTATCGGTAATTTTGAAGGCGAGAACGTGGAAATCATCTTCAACCGTGATATGCTCATGAACGAAGGTGACGTTATCCAAAATATCAGAAATTCACTCGGTATTTTATCCGATGAAACCCTCGTTGCGCAGCATCCGTTTGTCGAGGATGTGGCAGCCGAATTAGAGCGGAAAAAAGCCGAAAAGAGAGCCGCAGAAAGGTTACAATATGACGGCATAAATCCAGCTAATAATAACAAGTTAGTAACAAACAACCCGCAAAGCGGCGCATTTAGCAGCTACTAAATTTATTGTGTCATAATTCGAGGGTGATTACCTATGTCATGGTTGTTGTTAGTCGGAACGCTTGTGTTCTTCGTTGCATACATTTGGGCGGTTATACCCCTATGTGAAGAAATCGCCGAAGTGCTACATGACATATTTTGTGATTGCTGAAATTCGAGGAGTGAAATGGTGTGAAAAATGCTGATTACTGGCAACGGCGATTCGATAATATCGAAGAGTTAAAAACAGCAACCGGCGAAAATGCTGTTCACAATATGGAGCGTATCTTCACAAACGCCCAGCGGGATTTAGAGAATCAAATATCCGGCTGGTATAATCGCTTTGCTACTAACAATCAAATTGACCTTGCCGAAGCCCGCCGACTTCTAAATTCTAACGAGTTAGAAGAATTTCGCTGGACTGTCGATGAGTATATCAGCTATGCGAAGCAGAATACGGTTAGCAAGCAATGGGTACGACAGCTTGAAAACGCATCTGCACGATACCATATATCCCGCCTTGAAGCTCTCAAACTCCAAACGCAAAATACGATGGAGCGGCTTTTCGGCAATCAGTTAGATGGTATTGATAGTCTTATGAAGCGGCAATTCCTCGATGGATACCATCACGCAATTTTCGAGGTTCAAAGCGGATTCAGTGTTGGTTGGGATATTGCGGGTATACCCGAATCACAGCTTGAAACCCTTATGAATAAGCCGTGGATGCTTGACGGGCGCACATTTTCAGATAGGATTTGGGCTGATAAACAGCGACTTGTCAATGAAGTTCACACACAGCTTACACAGGGTTTGATTACGGGAACGCCGCCGAATGTGCTAATTGATAACCTTGCCCGTTCTATGAATACCAGCAAGAACAATGCTGCTCGGTTGATAATGACTGAATCAACCGCTATTTCCGCTGTCGGACATGAAGCAGCATATCGAGAATTGGACGTTGAGCAAGTTCGCATACTGGAAACACTCGATGCCAAAACATGTTCTTGCTGTGAAAAGCTGGACGGTAAAGTCATTCGACTTGCTGAGTATCAAGTTGGTGTTACCGTGCCGCCTTTTCATCCGTGGTGTAGAGGAACAACCGTGCCACACTTTGATGATAATTACGGCGAACGAGCGGCAAGAGATAAAGACGGCAAAACGTACTACGTACCCAACGATATGGAGTACCCTGAATGGAAGGAAACTTTCGTTGATGGTACAAGAGAGCCACGAACAAAACCGTTGCTCGATGGTTGGCGTGGGCTTGACTATAATGCCAAATATAGCAAGAATGAAGCAATTGAACGTTTGAAATCTGCATTTGGTATTGACTTCAGCGATTCGAGAAAGTATCCTATAAATGAATTGCTACTTGCTGATATGGTGGGCTGGATGGATTCTTTCGGAAGTTACTTCCCTTCTTTCATGGAAAAGAACCCTGTAAAGATTCCACTACTTAACATCATGCCGCCCTCGGGAATCGGAAAAAATACGCTTGGACATTATATGCGTCACCTGCATGTACCAAAAGCCAGTGAAATTGCTTTGAATGGTTCGCATCATTCAAATATGACACACTTTGATTCTGTGTTGAATCGAACAAAAGGTAACGGCTGGGCTGTCGCAAATGCTAATCGCAAAGGTGTTTTCGTACATGAGTACGGACATCATGTATCAAACTCCATGCGCTGGATTACGGGTAATCAACGTTGGCAAGAAGAATTTATGCTGGATGTGATAAACGATTTCCGACAAGCAAATCCAAACCTTAACGTGAGAACTTTTAAGGATTTGGGAAATCACGTAAGCCGATACGCAGCTACATCGTACAATGAATTGTTTGCGGAAGCCTTCGCCGAATATTTCGGCGGTGAGAATCCCCGTGATTTCGCTTTAACGTTCGGACGTAAACTTGAGACTGCTTTGAAAGGGGTGAGATAATGCAAGAAATGCCGAAAGTCTTTGAAACCGATTACATCATATATCTTGACTTTGAAGAAGCTGCTGCAAATGGTGGTGTTGCCGTGAAAATTAAAGACGATGCGCCGGATTGGGCGAAGCTAGAATTTGAGGAATTCATAAAAACGATTGACCCTGTTCCTGATGATGACGGGAATGTGATTGACCATTAAAGCACTTTGCGAATATTGCAGGGTGCTTTTTGGTTGTCAATAACACGTTAGTAACAAAAGTGTTGATAAATACTGAAAATACAGGGGTTTATATTTATTGAAACATAATTATCGCCTTCGGGTGGTTTTTATATCCCGCCGTTTTGGTATTTGTGGGCGTAAAACACAAAGACGATAATCGCCGACAGAACGGCGTAAAACAATGAATCGAAAGGATGGAAAAACATGAAAAAGAACGATTTTTTGGCGTTAGGTTTGGATGAGGAAGCGGCTATCAAAGCTGAAATGGCTTTTTCTGATTCAATAAAAAACGCTTATGTTCCAAAAGCAAGATTTGACGAAGTGTACAACGAAAAGAGTAAGCTGTCTGAAATCTTGAAAGAGCGAGACGGGCAACTCGAAGCCCTCAAAAATTCCACCGGCGATGTGGACGGTTTGAAGAAAGAAATCGAAAAACTACAAACCGCTAACAGCAAGAAGGATGAGGAACACGCAGCCGCAATCAAAGATTTGAAAGTTGAAACTGCCATTGCCGCTGCTCTCGTTGCTGCAAAAGCTAAAAACACAAAAGCAGTTAGAGCATTGCTTGAGTTAAAAGACGCTGACCTTGCCGATGACGGCACGGTTAAAGGGCTTGCTGACCAGCTTAAAAAACTGGTTGAAAGCGAAGAAACGAGTTTTCTTTTCGATGCCGAAACCGACCCAAAGGCGAAGTTTACGCCGAAAGGTGCAAAACCTGCCGAATCGAAGGTTGAAAAGCCCGATGGTAAGGTTGACTTCGCCAAAATGAGCTTCGAGGAACTGGCGGCATACATGGAAGCAAATCCAAATGTCGAAGTTCCAACACCTTATAACTAAGAAAGGATGATGTAAATGTCAGCAGTAAGATTTGACCACAAAACATTTAACGCCGAAGCATTCGGCAGGTACATTGATTTGATACCGAAAACGCGCCGCAGTGAGATGATTCGTTCTCAAGCATTGCGCCCGAATAGCCAAATAAGAGAGGCTTTTCGTAATCAAACGGGCGTAGTTTACGCCACGTTACCGATGTTTGGGCGACTTGGCGGCGACCCGTTGAACTATGACGGTAAAACTGACATTATCGCAACAACTACAACTACATTTGCTCGTGGCGTTGTTGTTATCGGACGAGCGAATGCGTGGGTTGAAAAGGATTTTTCCGAAGATGTAACCGGCGGAGCAGGGTTCATGTCCAATGTTGCTCGTCAAGTTGATGGGTACTGGCAAGACGTTGACCAAGGCACTTTGATTTCGATATTAAAAGGTGTCTATGCTATGAGCGGCATGAAAAATCAAGAGTTCATCAACAGACATACTTTTGATATTTCTAGTGGTTCAAGTCCGAATATCGGTGCAACTACTCTTAACAGTGCCATTCAACAAGCGAGCGGCGATAACAAGAGCGTCTTCCAGCTTGTTATAATGCACTCTACACCGGCAACCAATTTGGAAAATCTGAAGTTGCTTGAGTTTTTGAAGTATACCGATGCAAACGGCGTACAAAGAAATTTGGCGATGGGAACATGGAATGGTCGTTTGGTTCTTGTTGACGATGGTATGCCGACTGAAGATATAGGTGGCGGTACTACACTGTACACCAGCTTCGTTTTAGGCAATGGGTCATTCGATTATGAAAATATCGGTGCTGAAGTGCCATATGCCATGACAAGGGATGAAAAAACCAACGGCGGGCAAACCACACTTTACAGTAGGCAACGTAAAGTATTTGCTCCATACGGTATAAGTTTCACGCAATCCAGCATGGCAACAAACAGCCCAACAAAATCGGAACTAGAAATGGGCGAAAACTGGACACTCGTAAACGATACCAATGGCGAATACATCGACCATAAAGCAATCCCTATCGCTAGAATCATATCGAGGGGGTAAGGGGGTATTTTTATGACCTTCTTCCATGCTTCAGATGGATTTTGGTATGCCGATACGCCTGATAAGCTACCTCAAACGACCTTCCCCGCAACCGTCAGAATTATATCGACTCACGAAATTTTGACGTTGCGGGAAGATGGTTCTTGGTGTTTATCGGGACGGTGGAGCGGTATACTTCCATCCGGCGTAAAAAATGCGCGGGATAGCATGATTCAAAACGCAGGAACTTCTTCATCACCATCATCGGCAGTAGCGTTCGTTCCGGATAGAACACGACTGTCGCCGCCCTTGATTCCTGCTATAAATGGAGTATGGCCTACAGAATGGGAATGGATAGCAAAAGAGGACGGTTTTTTGTATGTTGAAACGGGAGCGCGTTCTATCAAAAACGGATGGCTACGGCTTGATATTAGAGTTAACGATGTTGATTCACCGCGAGAGGACTGGAATTCAACTGGCATACCGCAGAGCAAAAGAAACCTGCTGCGAATAAGCCGCAGAATTGAAGTTCTTGCAGGCGACAAGGTGAGTGTTCTAGTAACCCTCTTTGAAAGTCTCGTAGAAGAGTATTATGTGAATGCGTGGTTCGCACCGCCGAAAGGTGTAACTTTGCCGACAGAGCCGCCAAATGAAGGTGGCTCTGATTTCGATATAGACACTGATACGCTACGGTTCGAAGATAACCGACTTCGTGTTAATACCACGGATGAGGCTGTATTCGGGAATGCGCAGCCGATAACATCGGGTGGGGTTTACAAAATGTTAGGAAACATACAATCTTTACTGGAGGGGATATAGCATGAGTACACCTGTCGCACAAACCATAGGGCAGATTATAGATGATAGGAACGCTCTAAGAAACATCGGTGAAGGTTGGGGTGTTTCACTACCTACTGATAATCTTACACAGACGGTTGCAAAATTCAGTGAAATCATCAATCGTGGAGCTGTTCAAGCACAAGTCAAAGAAGGGGAAACCTTCACCATACCGGCAGGAATGCACAACGGTTCGGGTACTGTGAGTGGAATGGGTAGCGGTGGAAACTACACACTTCAGCAACGAACTGTTACTCCGTCAAAATCGGAGCAAGATATTACGCCTGATGAAGGATATTTCGGGTTATCGAGTGTTACAGTTAATCCTATTCCTTCGCAATTTCAAGATGTGTCAGGCACAACAGTGATAGCGGCGCAAGTTTTAGCGGGTGCGTTGTTTGTAACACCTCAAGGTGTTACAACACCGGGAACTATGACGAACCACGGTGCGATATCGGGTTCAATAGATGGGATGACTGAAAACAGTTATACCATCCCTGAAGGCTATCATAATGGCGCAGGAACAGTCATTTTGACCGATGACATTGCTCAGGCTCTAGCACTTATCTAACAAGGCGGTGCTGTTATGGATATTCTACAACAAGTGAACCGAATCAATGGACACGTTGCTTTATCGTTTATGACGGTTGCTGCTATGGGCGGAAAGATGCCACCATCTTTAGATATTGCTAATCTTGCAAGCACTATAACTACAATACCTAGTGACTGGAAACCTTTACCTTCCGAAGCGTCATATGTGCTTTCGGAAAATACACCTGCGGTAATAAAGCGGGTAGCCGACATGGGCATGGCGACGCATTACTGGCGTGAACAAGACACTATTGATATTCAATTGCTGGATGGTAATACTCTCACTTTTGCGATATCGGACTTTTACCACGATGAAGATGTTAGCGGTAAGCGGTTACCAATGACATTCTGGTCACAGAATTTGTTGTATAGTGAGAATTGGACACACAGCAACAATAACCCGCCACCGAATTTAGGCTTCTACGACATGGCAGCAGGTCATTATATCCTTAATGACTTTTGGACTTTATTGCCTAGAGACTGGCGAGACGTGATTACACCTGTCGTTAAAGAGTATAACACTACAGACGAGGTTCTCACAAGAGAAGTGCCTGTATTTGTGCCAAATAATGTAGAGTTGTTCGGTACTGCGTCTGCAACTATCCTTGATGGGTTAGGTAGTAGGCAGTATTCAACATTTAGAAGCCAAACGGGTCGCGTTAGACGGTTGAACAATGGAGCAGGTGAAGCTGTGCGCTTTGGAACGTCCTCGCGCCGAACTAACGAAAACAGGGCAGTAATTGCTAATGCTGCCGGAGTACGTTCAGATGCCAGTTTTAGAACACTGGTAGGTTGGTGCGTTGGATTTTGCATATAATTAGCGGGAGGCGATACCGTGAGAGAAGATATTATTGAGCGGCTTGCTTCGCTGGGTTATACCTTCGATGAGGGCAAAGACGGCTGGGTGATTGGGTTTCTGATTGAAAAAGTAACTAACACAATCAAGAACAAAACGAATCTCTCAGAAATCCCCGAAGGATTGTATCAAGTTGTTGTTGACATGGTTTGCGGTGAATTCCTCAAAGCGAAAAAAGCAAGCGGTGACTTGAATGGCTTTGCTGCCAATTTGGATGTAGTAGCATTGAAACAGAAATCGCAAGGCGATACCTCAGTTTCTTTCGCTGTTGATAAGACCATGAGCGCGGAGGAACGCCTTGAAGCCGTTATCGACCATCTGCTGAATTACGGAAAACCGCAATTCTTGCGTTTTAGGCGGTTCGTATGGTAGACGCTATCCGAGCTGCCTTGCGTAGTATGTGGAATGATACTTGTATCGTCTATGAGTATAAGCCCGTACAGAAAGCAAACAAAACAACCGTGCATGAGGAAGTTGCTGTAATAACAAAAGAACCTTGTCGATTGTCTTTTTCAAGACTGACACAGACCAATCAAACTGACACAGCCGCTAAAGCCCCTCAAATCGTCAAACTGTTTCTCGATGAAACGTTGGAAATCAAAGCGGGTTCAAAAATCGTCATTGCCTGCCGTGGTAGAGAATTCACATTCGGTTATGGTGGCGAACCTGGTATTTTCGATAATCATCAAGAAGTTGTTTTGATACCGTGGGAAGGCTGGGCGACATAATGGCTAAGTCACGGGCAAAGATTGATTTTCGGCAATTTGAGCAACTGACGAAACAGCTTGAAAATCTTACAAATACTGAAGTGCAAGAATTCAGCATTTCGGTTGTCAAAGAATTAGCTGCCCGCCTTCTTGCTAAAGTCAAAGAGCGAACACCCGTAAATCAAGGTTTGCCGAACGATGTAAATTACAACGGCGGCGGTGGAAGATTACGGGATGCGTGGACTATCGGTAATGTAACCAAAGAAGGCAATGTTTACAAAGTTGAAGTAATCAATCCGTTGCTTTATGCAATCTATGTTGAAAAAGGACATAGAGGAGTATACGTTCCTGAACTTGGTGTTACATTGCATCTCGATACTCGTTGGACGGAAGGCGTTTTCATGTTGGAAATTTCTGAAAAGGAATTGAACAATGATGCGCAACGCATCGTTGAACAAAAGCTGGAACAATTTATTAACGGTTTGTTTCCGAGCTTCTAAGGGGTGATGCTGTGGAAACTTTTACACCTTTATCTGCAATACTTGATGGAATAAGCGAAAAACTGAATGAAACTTTCGGGGATGACTACACCCTATATCCCGAAGAACTCAAACAAGGTTTGCAGCGACCTTGTTTTTTTATTAAGTTACTTAACCCATCAAACACGATAGAGCGGGACTTGACGTATCGCAGGGGTAATTCATACTGCATACATTTCTTCCCGAAATCTACAAACCAACCGAAAACGGAATGTTACCAAATGCTTGATGAATTGTATTTAGCTTTGGAATACATCGAAGTTGACGGAAATCTTGTTCGCGGCGTTAACATGCGGGGCGAAGTTCACGATGAAATATTACAGTTTTATGTGAACTACAATGTTCGCGTTCGCAAAATTTACGAGCCGGTGAAGATGGAAATTCTCGAAATAATCGAATTTAGAACGAAAGGATGATTTCATGCAAACCTTATATACCGAAGCAACGTTAAAACCCATGAAAAAAGCGGAATTATACGAAATTTTGCTTACGAATGGTGCTGAAGTAAATAAAGACATCGGTAAAGACGAAATGATTGCTATGATTTTAGCAAAAAATCCATTAGCCGATGAGCCGACCAAAACATCACCTGACGAGCCAAAAGCGGATGAAGGTACAAATACCCCACCCGATGAAGAAAACGCAGCAGACGGAGAACAGGGCGCGAAAGACGGCACTCAAACCCCGCCAGCCGATGAGCCGATAGCGGATGAAGGCTTACCGAAGTATACGCCCGAACAGCTTATAAAATCTTCGACCTACTCACACAGACGGGATGTTTTGCGGGCGTTGCTTGACGATGACAAGACATATTCACATGCCGACATCAAGAGAATCCTCGAAAAATTTTACAAAAAAGAGGTGAAGTAAATGAGCTTAGGCGGCGGAACTTGGTTAGCACAGAATAAGATTCTGCCTGGGGCGTATATAAATTTTATTGCGCTAAATCGGGCGAATATGGTTTTTTCAGACCGTGGCGTTGCAACAATGCCGCTATTGAGTGAATGGGGCGAAGTCGATAGCGTTATCGAGGTAACAGCCCGTGATTTCCAGCGGCACAGCAAGCGTATTTTCGGTTACGACTTCACACATCCAAATCTTCGCGGCTTGCGTGACCTTTTCCGAAATATCCGTGTAGGCTATTTCTATCGTTTGGGTTCGGGCGGCGCACGAGCGCAAAACGATTATGCTATCGCTCGTTACGCTGGCACAAGAGGTAATGACATCACAACAGCAATCGCTCCGAACGTGGACGAAGCCGATAGATGGGATGTTCTCACTTTCTTCGATAACGCTCTTGTCGATGTTCAGACTGTAGACGATGCCAAGGGGCTTGTGACAAATGATTTTGTCACATGGAAAACAGATGCGACCTTGACGGCTGAAGCGGGCGTTCCGCTCAAAGGCGGCGAATCCCTAACGACTACAAACTTTGATTATCAGCAATACCTTGACAAAATCGAGGGTTACAACTTCAACGCTATCGGTTGTCCTTCGAACGACGCTGCTGTCAAGTTGCTGTTTTCAATGTTTACCCGCCGTATGCGGGATGAACAAGGCGTTAAATTCCAGTGTGTGACGTATGACAATGCTTTCGATTATGAGGGCGTTACAAACATACTGAACAAAGTCACAGATGAAGATGCCAACGAACAAGACCTTGTTTGGTGGACAACAGGTGTGAACGCTGGTACAGCCGTAAACCGTACCGCAACGAACAATATTTATGATGGTGAATATACCGTTGATTGCGATTACACTCAACTTGATTACGAGAGAGCAATCAGAACAGGTAGATTCGCATTCTATCGTAGCGGTTCGGGTGAAATGCGGGTACTGTCTGACATCAACAGCCTTGTCACTTTGACAGCAGAGAAAAATGCCGACTTCCAGTACAACCAAACCATTAGAGTTATTGACCAAATTGGCAATGACATAGCTATGTTGTTCAATACCCGTTATCTTGGCGAAGTACCGAATGACGTTGATGGACGTATTTCTCTATGGAGTGACATTGTAAAGCATCATGAACAGATGCAGACCATACGAGCGATACAAGAATTTGTACCGGAAGATGTCATTGTCGAACAGGGCGAAACACGGCGGGCGGTATTTGTGGAAGATAAAATCATGCCTGTAAATGCTATGTCGTTCTTGTACATGGCTGTACATGTTGCGTAAGGGAGGGGTGAAAAAATATGTCTGCTACGAATAATCCGATTATGCACGCACGGGATGCCGTTTACGGTAGCGAAGCGAAATGTTTTGTTACCCTCAATAACCGCCGGTATAACTTTCTTCATTTGACCGACTTTGAGGGAGTATATACGGTGAATTCTCAACAAGTGCGAATCATGGGTAAAATCGGTTTTGGTAACAAGGCGGCTGGCGGTGCTGGCACTTGGACGGCAACAGCACACTTCAATCAATCCATTTTCCGCAAAGTTGCTGACCATTACCAAAAGACGGGTGAAATGCCCTACTTCGAGATTCAAACAACAAATGCCGATAGAACGGCGACAGTTGGCAGTCAAACGATTGTGTATCATGATTGTTTGATTACCGGTGACTTGATTCTATCGAAAATCATTGCAGGTGACCAGTTGCTCGATGAAGCAATATCCGGCACGTTTGAAAGCTGGGATATGCCGCAAGCGTTTAACGATTTGGAGGGTCTGTAAGATGTCAAATATGAAACACTTTCTAAAAGCCAATAAAAAGACCAAAGAAAACGTCTTTTACGCAGCATCCGAAAACTTCCTTGACGATAACGGCAAACCGCTTCAGTGGGAAATCAAACCGCTATCTACAGAGGATAACGAACGGATAAAGGATGAGTGTACGACCATCATCGAAACCAGCGACAGAGGTTTTAGGTCGTATCCGAAAGTCAACGTTAGACTACTGCAAGCAAAGCAGATTGTGGCTTCAGTGGTTTTCCCTGACTTGTTCAACGCTGAACTGCAAGACAGTTACGGCGTGAAAGAACCTGAAGATTTGCTTTTCGCCATGCTCGATGAAGCGGGCGAATATCAAAACTTAACTGTGTTTGTTCAAAAGTACAATAAGCTGAATGTCGGCTTGGACGAGAAGATTAAAGACGCAAAAAACTAATAGAGGGCGATGCCGAAGGTAGTTTTCTACACTTTGCGATACAAAAGCACGGCTGGAAGCCCTCTGAAATCGAAGAATGGCTTGATTGCAGCGGCGAGATGAAAGCCCTCTACTATGCTTCAATGGAAATAAAAGTGGAGCAAGATAAAAAGAGAGAGCAAGAAGCCAAACGCAGACAAGACCAACAAAGAACGAAGGGTAAGCGAAGATAAACCTTACCCTTCGTTTTTATCAAAGGTGGTGAAAACGTGTCTATTTCAACAGAGATTACATTAACCGATAATATGTCAGCTACCTTAAACGCTATTTATAGCAGTGCAAATTCTGTAAATGCGGTATTTGAAACACTTAATTCAACAATGGATAGTGTCGATTGGGTCAGTCCGCCAAACTTTGAATACTTCGGCGGCAACGACGTTGAAAGGTATCAAAATGAAATAGAATCCGCCAACGAAATGCTACAACAATTAACTTTCACACAGGAACAAGTCAGTGTTGCAGCGCAAAACATGGATATTTTGCCGCAAAACGCTGTTGATGATATAAGCGGTATGAGCGATAGAATCGCCGCTCTGCGAAGTCAAATTGAGAACGTACAGCAAAGCCGGATTGAGGTTGTCGGCATAGAACAAGCCAATGCCGAAGTTGAGAACTTGAGAGCGCAACTTACTAACGCCCTTCAAGTACAAGAAAATATGAATGTTGCATTGAGTAATATGGACGCTTCCGGCGCAAACAGGGCATACATGCAATTAAACTCAATTATAAATGATGCCGAACGAAACATTCGGGGTAATATCAACCAACAACAAAACTTCAACGATGAGATTGTTAATGGTACACGAAACGCCAACGTATTAAAACGGATGATTGCGGGTGTTGTCGGTGTGTTTTCTGTTCGGGCGGCTGTCGGGTGGCTACGGCAATCTACAAATATAACAAACGAAAATATCCGGCTTGAACAGCAACTTGCTAACGTAATGGCGAATCGTGGCGCGACCTACGAAGAATTTGTCCGTTTGCAAGAGCGGGCAGCCCAAATTCAAGCCGATACAAACGACATGATAAGCGGTACGACCATGATGGGAGCGGCTAACGAATTGTCGCGCCACGTTGGAAGCGTTGAAGCTATTGAAATAATGATGGATTCTTTAGCCAACTTCGCTTCGGGCGCGGGTAATATATTCGGCGCAACGGCGCAGGATATGGCGGCATATGCTGAATATTTTACGCAAGCAATGGCAGGTAATTACCGTATGCTTGAACGCCGCGCCGGTATCCATTTGACTGAGACGCAAAAACAAGTAATCCAATACGGCGATGACATGCAGCGGGCTTTGATGATTCAAGAAATTGTTAATCAATCGTGGTATGGGCTTGCCGAACAAATGGCTGCTACTCCCGAAGGTATGCGAGTTGGAATGACCAACGCTATTAACGATATAAGAAGCTCAATCGGGGCGCAACTGATACCTATGTTGATGATTCTGTTCTCGACTATACAGGCGCACATGCCGCAAATTGAAGCTGCATTGCAAGGAATTGTACCGCCTGTACAGTTTATTATTGGTTTAATTACTCAATTGATAAGTTTGTCGTTTGGTGTATATGACGCTATAGTTAATAATTGGGGTATGATTGAACCGATTATTTGGGGTATTGTTGGAGCGTTTGCGGCATGGAAAGCAATAACGATTATGTTAGCAATCAAAAAATCTATTTTAACGGGGGTTATTTGGGCTAAAACAATCGCCTTGCTTGCAAATCCTATAACGTGGATTATTCTATTAATCGGTGTACTGATTACGGCTATTGTTGCATGGATAAACCATATGGGCGGTTTACACGCCGCATGGTTGTATACTGTTAACGGTGTCTTAACCGCTTGGGATTGGTTGCAAATAGGATTTTTCACAGGTATTCATGCTGTTATGGATGGCTGGGATAGAATGGCTTTGGGTATGCGTTCGGCTGGTGTTGGAATTCAAAACTACATGGGCGATACGCGAACCAACGTTTTGAAAATACTTCAAGACATGGTTAACGGTTCGATTGATATTATCAATGGATTTATAAGTGTTTTGAACAACTTACCGATGGTAAGCATAGACGCGATAGAACAAGTGACTTTCGCAGTAAAAGCGCAAGCCGAAAACGATGCCGCAAGAAATTCACGGAACAATGCCTTAGAAGCGTATCGCGCCGATATAGAAGCCAATATCGCCCAAAGAGCGGCACTGCGTGAGCAAATGCGGGCAGATGCACAGACAGCAACTGCCGACAGACTAGCACAAATCTACGCTATAAGAAACGCCGAAGTTGAGTACGAAGCAAACATCAACCACAGACATTTCGTAAACACCAGCGGGCTTTACGGTGAAGGCTTTGGAAACTTAGGAAGGGATGTTTCAGATATTGCTGCAAATACGGGTGAAATGGCTAGTATAAGCGGTAAAAACCTTAAATATTGGCGTGACATCGCAGAGCGTGACAATATTAATCGCTTTACTACGGCAAAAATCGACTTCCGAAACACCATTCACAACAACATCAATAGCTCGATGGACTTAGACGAAGTTATTGAAGAATTTACTGAAGGTGTCGAAGAAGCTATGCACACCACGGCTGAAAGGGTGAATGATTATCATGGCGTATGATTTTTATTTAGATAAAATCCTTTTGCCGATTCCACCTTCTAAGCTGGAAATCAAGGTTAATAACCAAAATCGGACGTTGACGTTGATTAACGAAGGCGAAATAAACATTCTGAAAAAGGTGGGCTTGAGCGATATTACCTTTACTTGCTTAATACCACAGATTAAATATCCGTTTGCCGTTTATATGGGTGAATTCAAACCAGCTTCGTTTTTTCTCGATGCCTTCGAGGAATTGAAAGAAAATCCCGAACCTTTCCAGTTCATTGTTTCACGGGTTAAACCAAACGGGGAATTGCTTTTCGACAACAATATAACCGTCAGTTTGGAATACCACATCATTACAGAGGATTGGGAAAATCACACTTTCGACTTGGAAGTTGAAATCGTGTTGAAAGAGTACCGACACTGGGGAACAAAGAAAGTAGAAATCGTAGACCCGCCACCCGATGCACCTCAAGGCAGCCCACATCAAGCAATAATACACAAAGATAGACCAGCCGAAAATCCACCCGAAGCCAGTTCCTATACGGTTGTAAGGGGGGATTCTCTTTGGGCGATTGCAAGACGTTATTTGGACGATGGTTCACGATGGCGGGAAATTTACAACCTTAATCCACAGATTGCAGAAAGGAATTTGGGAACAGGGCGGGCAAGTTATACCATTTATCCGAACCAAGTGTTAAATTTGCCAGACATTCAAAGGCGGAATGAAGATGCTTCAAACATTCGAGTTGTACATTGATAATAACGGTAACATACAAAGCCCTGCGGTAGTTGATGGTTTGCGTTGGGAAACGTGGCGTGCCGGTTCACCTTCAAAGTTAACTTTCGAGGTTGTGAAAGATGACGCTGCGAATTTTGTTGAAGGTAATGCTGTCATTCTAAAAGTCAACGGGGAAAACGTGTTTTTCGGCTTTGTCTTCAAAAAACGCCGATGCAAAAATCACATCATTCAAGTAACTTGCTATGACCAAACGCGATATTTGAAGAACAAAGACACCTACATTTACACCAACAAAACCGCCTCGGATGTAATCCGCATGGTTGCCGTTGATTTTGAATTGCAGTTGGGCGAGATTGCACCTACGGATTATGTCATACCATGTAGAGACGAGAACAACACAGAGCTTTTCGACATAATCAATTCAGCCCTTGATTTGGAACTAGTACACGCCGGTAACATGTTCATACTCTTTGACGACTTTGGAAAATTGACACTAAAATCAATATCTGACATGAAAGTCGATTTAGTCATCGATGAGGAAACAGGCGAAAACTTCGATTATACAAGTAGTATAAACGATAGAACATTCAATCGTGTAAAATTGGTACGGGAAAACAACGAAACAGGGATGCGTGACGTTTATGTTGTGCAGCACGGGCAAAACATTGACCGATGGGGAATTTTGCAATATTTCGGTACGTTACAAGAAGGTGAAAGCGGCGAAGTAAAAGCCGCTGCCATTCTCGACTTGTTTAACGCCAAAACTCGCAAGCTGAAACTTAAAAACGTCATCGGTGATACCCGCATTCGAGCGGGGAAGATGCCTATAATTGATTTGGATTTGGGCGATATAATCGTTCGTAATCACATGTTGGTTGAATACTGCCTTTATAGGATTTATGAATCCGAATATTGGATGAACTTAACCTTGCGAGGCGGTGATATACATGGCTAATTTTAACGAGTTGTTACGTTTGATGCGAAAGATAGCTTGCGATGCCGTGCAATCTCAAAAGCCCAGCGGCTTATATTTTGGGAAAGTAACTTCCGTTGCGCCGATAAAAATAACCATCGACCCAAATCATGTTCTGACTGAAGAGTTTATTGTTTTGGGGCGGTATATCACCGAATATTCTACGAATTTTACCATTGCGGGTGAAACATGGTGCGGCTTACGCCCAAATGATGAATTGATGTTGATTCGTGAACAAGGCGGGCAACGATACGCTGTTATTGATTGGGTGAATCGAGTTGAAGAAGATGACCGCCCCGCATGGATTTGTGAGGGTGAAGTTGTTTCAACTGAACCTTTAGCAATCAAGATAAATGACTACTTGACCTTAACCGAAGATATGTTGATTCTATGCCATAGTGTAACCGACCATATGGCGTTCTTGTCTTTCGATAATCCCGAAATCAAACAAAAGATTCATATTTACGACAGAGAGGAAGAAGAGCCGTTGCCCGCAACAGTTCGGGCAGGTCAAGAACCTCACGCACCACGACCCGATGATATACCGCCGCCCGAAATCGAAAAGGTTACGGATATTCAATTCGTGAAAAAATCGTTTGAAGGTGAACCCGATGGAGACTTACCGGCATATCACGAAATCACAATATACAATCATTTTGAAAAAGGCGACAAAGTAATGCTTGCGTGTGAACGCTCATTGCAGAAATGGTTTGTTGTGGACTTCACATACCAAGTAAAACAAAAAGATGCACATTGGATTTAAGGGGGTGCGCTTGTGATACCCAAAAACAGCGGCTTACTACAACAAGATTTTACAATAAAAGAGCAGCCGACTTTTACCTATGCTATGGATAAAGAAAAAAACCATATTCGAGGTAATACCGATAAGCTGGCGGCGATGGAACAAGTGGTTTATAAAATCGTCTTTACAGAGCGTTACCAGTACATCATATACGGGCGAAATTACGGTGTTCAATTGTTGGATTTATTCGGTATGCCGAAAACTTTTGTAATCCCTGAAATCAAGCGGCGCATTACTGAAGCCTTACTTTGGGATGACCGCATAACAAGAGTTGATAATTGGACTTTCAACATACCGCGGCGCGGCGTTGTGGAAGCTAGTTTTCGGGTTGTTACTATTTTCGGTGATTTTATCATGCAAAGGGCGGTGAATTTCTGATGGCACGATATACACCTGAACCTTTATTTCGTGGTGAAGAGTTTGAAACAATTCTTCAGCGGATGATGGAAAGGATAAAAGAACGTGACAAGCGCGAAGGTGCTGTCATTTGGGATTCTAACGCTTCTTCGGCTATTGAGCTACAAAAGATTTATATTGCACTTGATGACATACTGGTTGAAGCATGGGGCGATTCTGCAAGTCGTGAATTCCTCATAAGACGGGCAAGAGAACGACATGTTATACCATTTCCTGCAACACATGCAATTTTACGAGGCATGTTTACGCCGCTCGATGCAGATATTACGGGGCGGCGTTTTTCTATGCCAAACACAGCATTGACTTACGTTGCTGAAGAAAGAATTGACGATGAAATCGGCGGCTATAAAGTGCGATGCGAACAGTTAGGGAGCGAAGGCAATCACTTCTTCGGCACAATCGTTCCGCTTGGTGGTGGTACTCCACGAATTGCAACGGCTGAATTGGTTGAATTACTTGTGCCTGCACAAGACGAAGAAAGCACAGAAAGCATCCGGCAACGGTATTTCGATAGCTTCAGAGAAAGAGCTTTCGGCGGAAACAGGCGAGACTACCAAGTCAATGTTCGAGGTATTGAAGGTGTTGGAGCGGTGAAAGTCACACCAGTTTGGCAAGGTGGCGGCACAGTGCTTTTGACTATTCTCGACTATCTGTATAATCCCGCAACACCTGTTTTGATTGACAGGGTACAAGAAATAATCGACCCTACATTCGACCACATGGGGTTAGGGCTTGCGCCAATTGGACACCAAGTAACCGTTAGAACTGCCGACATAGAAACCGTTAACATCGCATCGGAATTTACATTCATGAACGGCTTTACATGGGAAATAGTAGAGCCTCAAGTTACTTCCGTCATGGAATCCTACATGCTGGAATTGCGGCGAGACTGGGAAAATCAAGACATATTTACACCGTTGGGATTCTTCCAAAACCCGTTAATCGTTATGATTAGCCAAATCAACAGCCGCATTCTAAACGTGCAGGGTATCATTGACATCCAAAACACCACGATAAACGGGCAAGCAGCTAACCTTGAAATTCACAAATATTCAATCCCGATGCTAGGGGTGATTAATGCGTGAATATACCACCTGCTGAATTCCGCGAACCTGTCAATTTAATCGCACGTTTGCCGACTTTGATGCAAAAGTACGATGAAATCATCAAGATAACGGATTCACAGAATCCAGAATTCGATTTGATTTGGGCGATTGAAGAATGGATGCGCCGACAGATTTACATTATCACAGCGGAAGAATACGGGCTTCGGCGTTATGAAAAACTTTTGAAATTAACTCCGATGCCACATGAAAGTTTCAAAGCCCGCCGCAACCACATCATTGTGCGTTGGAACATGCAAACACCATACACATTTCGCTTTCTAATCGGCTTGCTGGAAGTGCTGACAGATGGAAATTTCGAGGTAGATACAAATTTCACGGAATACGAAATGGAAATCATTCTTTTGTCTGCCGATTTTAGCTTAATGCAAGACTTGGCGTACATCAAGCATCATATTATCCCTGTGAATTTAGATGTCACTGCTCGTAATGAAATTCGCATTAGAGCGGAAGGGTTCTTGAGAATCGCTGCAACTCATACCGAAACAAGACATTATACAATTACGCAGGATTTCAACGTTGTAATCGCACGTAGAACCAATATCGCAGCGACTGGTTCAGCAATTAAAGTTACACATTACGAAATTTGAAAGGAGTGCAAACATGTCGAATTTTTCTAATCTTATAACAACCGCAAAAGGGCATGAACTTGTTACAGCAATCTTAGCCGGTGATATTGCTACAGAGCCGCGAACGCCGTTTACAAGAATCGTTACATCTTCAGCGGTTTATCAATTGTCGGAATTGGAAGGCTTGACGGAGTTATCTGAAATACGACAAGAAACTCTTGTTGGCGATGTGATAAGGCAAAACGACACTACTTTGCTGATTCACGGCGGCATAAATAACAACGAATTAACCGTTGGTTATAGGTTTAATGCTGTAGGAGTTTATTTCAATGACCCTTCAGATTCTCAAGAGTACCTTTTTGGTGTTTCAATTTTTGTACCAACGCCGGAAGCACCACATGCGGACTTCATTCCACCGTTCAATGGTTCAACTACAACAGGGATGATTTTTGACTTGTTGGTGAATGTAGGCAATGCGGATAACGTTTCTCTTGAAGTTAACCCTGCCGCGAATGTAACAATACTACAGTTGAAAAATGAACTGGAAGCCCACAGGCAAGACCCTAACCCTCATCCGAATATGGATTTAGAGTTTGCTCGAAAAAATCACGCTGACCCTACTATACAATTTGGTTCGGGTGACGATGAAAACTTCGGACATGTGAAGCTGTCGGATGCTTTGACTTCGAACAGCGGCGTAAAAGATGGAAAGGCAGCGACACCGAAAGCGGTAAATGCACTCAGAAAGCAAATTTACGACCTACGTACAAAAGTAAGTAGTTTGGGTGGATTTGCAATAACGGGTGTTGTTGATACTCATGCAGATTTACTAGATGTGGATGCCACCAGTTTAGCAGATGGTACGCTGTTTTTAGTGCGCTACGATGAAAATCACAATGGCGCGACAACGGTTTACGAAGTTATTGCTGGACAGTGGGAATTTTTATCGAAGTTTGCAATCAACCTCGACGATTATGCTACAATCACAATGTTAAACGATGCCATACAAGCGGCGTTATCCGATTTAGAGCCTATAATTCTTACTCGTGCAGCCGCATCGGAAGTTGGATTGCGTACCGATGCGGCGGCAACATCGGTAAATAATACATTTTCGCTGATTTCTATCGCTAAAGGGATATTTAATCATCTTTTAACGAATCTATCGTCAGTTCGGATGGCGTTGGTAAATACTATAAATACTAACGTGAACACTTTGCTAGACCGTCTAACAGCGCAACGAGCAGCTAACCTTGATAACCTTGCACACCTAACCGCCGCACGCATTGCCAACCTTGACAATATCAGTGCTACAGGGACTGTCAGGACGAGAGTATCCGTGCAAAGAGGGTCTCTAACTAACGCCGCAGAAACAGCAACAATCAGTGCGGTAGATTTAAGTCGCTCATTCGTAGTTGGTGGCGGTCGTTTAGCTGGGGCGACAAATCCCATAGTACACTTGACAAGTGCTACAACTGTTAATATTTCTGGTGGTGGTAATTGGAGCGGTCACATCAATTTTATCGTTGTGACATTTCTGTAGAGAGGGTGATATTTGTGAATGTAGGCAATCTATCAGAGCAAGAAGCTAAAAATATGTTAGAATCTATCCTAGGGCAGCGAGAGAGTGCATCGCGCTATTACTACGCAATTCTTTCCCCCGACAATATTGTTGGCGGAGTTACAGATTTGTCTGCCCCCATCGACGACCCTATGTCGATAGAAATCCCCGAGTACACTCTAACATTGTTAGGACAGCTATATCAAGATGGGAAGTTCATACCGTTTAATTTCTACGCCAAATTAGACGGTAATAACACGGTTTGCGAAATCGAAAAGCAGCTATCGACACAGCCTGTACCGAGGATGCTAGGTGCTGATATTGTGCAAATAACCGAAAACAACTTCGTTGGGGAATTGAGCTACTTTACTGTCGACAGCTTAGTAGGTTCTAAGTATAAAGAGGGTAAATTCACACCGCTCGACCCATTGCAGCAAATGATACAGAGCATAGCTGCTGAAGTAGCCGATGCGGTTATGGAAAGGTTGATGGCTTATTTCGATACAAAATCAACGATATAATTTCATAAAACAGCCCCGATTGCTTCGGGGCTGTTTTATTTCCAATGGGGGTATTACCAAAATATGAAGTCACTAAGCTGGAGATTAAAGTTTTTGGTCATCGTTACAATGTTGCTTGCAACGCTGTTTTTTAGCGTTAGCATTTTTGCAAATGAAATAACTGTTACTGACGAAGAGCTTGACATTCTGCGCCGAATTACTTGGGCGGAAGCCCGCGGCGAAGATGAAGCCGGCATGATAAAGGTCGTTAATGTGATATTCAATCGAAAGAACGACCCGCGCTGGCCTGATACTATTCGCGGCATTGTGTTCCAAACGAACCCTTCGGTTCAGTTCTCACCAATTGCCAACGGCTCGTTTAATAGGGCTGTGCCATGTGAACGAGTGAATGCAGCCGTCGAAAGAGCCTTGCAGGGTGCGGATTACTCTATGGGAGCTACATTTTTCAGAGCCTACGCCGGACATCGCGGAAGTTGGCATGAAAGAGCATTGACACGGCTTTTTGTTCACGGTGGACATATATTTTACGAGTAAACCAAGGAGGTCGCGACAATGGATAGAGAAATTAGAAGGTTCATAATAGAAGAAGTAAGGCGGGAGTGCCAAGGAGTGCCAAAACGCAAAAAAAGTGTAGATGGCTATGATATGCTACTACTATTTTCAGTCGTGATGTTTTTTGGTACATGGTTAATAGCTGCAACCTCGGTTGTCTTTGGCAGTGAATTTCCTACAGAGTTGGTTATGTACACAACTTTGTTTAGCGGCGTTATAGGTGTATCTTGTATGTGTAAGTCGTGCTACGAGAGTAAGTTGAAAGCCGAAAGAGGATGGGAAGGTGGCAACGTATGAGCCAAGAACTCGAACAAGCAAAGAAAATCGCCACATTAGAGGAAAGTGTTAAATCGGCACATCGACGGATAAGTGACTTTACAGCGATTGCAACCAGTGTGCATGAATTAGCGAAAACTTCGGCAGCTATGGCGGTTGAGGTCGGGCATTTAGCAAAAAAAGTGTCAGGTATAGATGATAAGCTGGATGTTGTAAGACAAGAGCCGGCAGGAAAATGGAAGTCGCTTATAACTCAAGTGGTTGGTTTGTTAGCAGCCGTGTTTGCAGGATATGTACTGGCAAGGCTAACAGGCAACCCTTTTGTGTGAGTTTAAGAAAGGGGTAGATTTATGAGTTTAGGCTTTGACCCAGCAAAAGTTGAACTGATTATCACTAGAGAACTACCTTGGCTGAATAGAGGTATCGTATATACAATTACTGACTTGTGGACAGGGCTGTCATATAACATTGTTGGCGAACATAACAGCGCACGACATACAGATTATGTTTGTGCGACAAGAACTGATACAGAAATCAAGCTCCGAACGTCAAGCAGCGGCAATTTTAATGACCGTGTTAATGAAAACTGGACAGCAAGACCGTGTATACTCACAATCGGCGATAGGCATTTCGCCGCTGCAACCCACAATGCGGCTCACGGTGGCGATGCAGAAAACATGGTTACTCTTAGAGGGCGCGGGTTTGCGCCGAATATAATTGGACATATCAAGCATTTTTGTGTGTGGGTACTCGAAGCTCAGACAGGAGGTAGTGCCACATACCACCGGAATATGCTAAACGCTGTAAAAGAAGCGTATAGGATTGCCGATGCGCTGAATCAGCTTGAAGAAAACGTTCCACCTGAATTTCCTATATCAGAAGCCAATCTACAGGCAATGATTGACCTCGGAGTGATACAATCGCCGGAGTATTGGCGTACCGTTAAAAACCTACAGTATTTAGACGCTCTGCTGACAAATGCAGTAAAATCAGGTCGCCTTAACAAGCATGTCAACTTAGATATAAGAGATTTTAATGAGGCTTTATATGTATTGCGGGACGCTGGCATAATGAACAGCCCTGGGCATTGGTACAACCAAGTAAAAGACGGTAATGTCCAGCATCTTGATAGGTTACTTATCAATCTTGCGAATCGAGTAAGGAAGCTAAGTAAGTAGCTTTTGTTCAGTTACTACCGTGTTACTAACCGCCATAAAAATTACCCCTAAGTTTCAAAGGGGTAATTTCGCAAAGTGTTCTGTTTTCGGGCTTTTATGCAGAACAATCTAACAGTCAAAAGCGTTGAAAACAGAACAAAATCATGATACAATATTTCATGTAGCATGCCCTTTGGGTATTCTGCGTTTGGGGAAGTGGCGTTGGCTTTTGCGAGTATGCGCCGCTTCTTTTTTAATTTTTGTCGGACTTTTTTAAGTTGCTATAAATCAAGTCAATTCCAGCCCGGACAATTTCTGACCTTGACATCTTCGTAATTTCGCAGCAGTAATCAAGTTTTTCGAGTTCTTCTTTTGTCATTCTCGTTTCAACTTTTTGCTGTCGAGCATTACCGGATGGAGGCCTACCAGTTCGAGGACTCAAACCATCACCCCACTTTATGTCCTGACATTATTTGTTATATTATTGCCATGACACAAAATCAAGAGGGTTTTGAAAAATATTTCTATTGATTCGACATCCAATTCCCCTCCTCGGAGGCCCAAAGCCGTAGGGACGCGCATTAAGATTGTAACGAAATTGATTTAGCTTGTAATTAGATTTGTATCGAAATTGCAGTTAGCATCGTCTTTGCGAGGAACGAAGTGACGAAGCAATCCAAGAAATGCTTGTTTTCCGATGCCTCCGGATTGCCTTTCCACTTCGTGCTGCGGGGCAAAATCACCCCTACGACTACATTCGCAATGACAAGCAAAATAATTTTGTTACAATCCTAATGACACAGCGGTTTTGTAGGGGCGACTACTACTCGCCCGCAATCAAAGTACGGCAATTATGGCGGCGGGGGCAAGCCCCCGCCCTACAACCATCCCACCGCTGCACTGTATCACTAAACGTAGTAAAAAGTATTATGTTTTGAAAAGATAAGATTCTTCGCTTCACTCAGAATGACAAATTCTAATTTCGTTACAAGTCTATTGCGCGTCCGCGAGCGACCGTGGCGGTTTACCTTTAGCAAACCGTGCGAAACCAACTTTCGCAAGCGTCGCCCCTACACATCGCCTCTTATTACAAAAACACAAAAGGAGCTGTCGACTTACAACAGCTCCTTTGTGTATGACATTCACTTAAAAGCCAAAATTCTTCGCTTCGCTCAGAATGACAAATAATATATCTTTAATCCAAGAACTGCGCCAAAAAGCTTAATGCTGCTTCAAGGTCAGATGCGTTTACGTGTACTCTTGGGCCAAACCCTCCATCAAAACTAAATCCGGCGGCATGAAGCGCGATAACAGCCTCCAATGCCCAAGGCGAGATGCCTGCTTGGGCAGGTACATTCTGAGGGGCTGCATTTGGCAGCGTTATACCCGCCGCTGTATTATAGCGTTGAAGCATGGTAAGCATTTGCTCGTGCGTGAGGAAACCGGACGGCGCGAACTGCCCCTCACCTACACCGCCGACTATACCCAAGCCTGTCGCCCATTCTACCGCCGCAAAATAAGGCGCGGAACGCGGCACATCTTGATATGTTGGAGCCATTGTATTGTAAGACGATAAGTCTGCTCCGTCAAGTTCTGCCAATGCCTGAACGAAAGCTGCTCTTGTTATGGTTACCCTTGGTGCGGTTGCTATACCCAGCGCAAATGCGGCTTCCTCGGCCTCGTCTTCATCTGCGACTACCGAGAAGTTCCATTCTCCGGCTGCTCCACCGATAACTCTAAGTCCGCCGCCATACAATGCTTCAAGTTCCAT